ACGATTGCCTGCCAGGTTTGCCCTTGAGTCAGTTGCTTGTCGTGGAGACATTACAAATGGCTCATCGCCATCGGCTCTTTGTGGAAGATCTAACTTTTCACGAGCCTCGTTTGGAGTCATAACCTGTGTCTTTACATACCGCTCAATAATTTGAGATTGAGCAATTTCATCCGTCAAGGTTAACTCATTAAACTTAAGTTCTAGAATGTCAGTCTTTTCTCTAATAATTTTGTTAACAACCTTTTCAAGATGTTTTTGTGCTGGACGAGATACCTGTTCTTTAAAAGTACGATCTTGTGAAAGGGCAGCAGCAATACCTGAATCTGCGCCACCAAGTTTAGAAATAGGCACCTGATGAGCAATAAGAATATCATCTCTATTTTGTTTACGGTACTCTTTAAATGAGCCATCCTGGATACCGTTTTCAATTGGCTCCATTTTAAACTCAACCTTATTGTTTTCTGTATCTCCAGGAAGCGGAATGTAAAGGGTTCTGTGTGACTGAGACTTAAGTCCAGTCTGCAAAAATCTAAACATTTTGTCTTCACCATCAGATGACAATTTGGCACCTTTTAAAGTTACGATATATCTTGGAACAGCCTTATTTTCAAAGTAATCAATGTTGTATTGTGAGGCAAGTTGGTCTCCAATTAGCGAAGGCATGGCTGCTACAATATCTGGAATACCATAAAATGTATTTAATGGAGAGTATTCTTTGTAATGAATAATCTCATTTGGACGTGGATCTGCAGTCATTGGGTTTTTATTTTTTGCCCCAAAATTTCTAAAGTAAACTACAGAATTACCAATAATCTGGACAAAGCCATCATGCAATCTACGCACACGAACTGTAGTTGCTGGGATGTGACCAAGATAGCCAATCTCTCCAGTAACAGTTCTACCTACTTCAAGAAACCCATTGCCAGTAGCCTGAACATCTGTGTAAAACTTTTCCATTGTCTTTGTAAAAGAATCATCATCGTTAAGGTTTTCTAACCAGTCTTTTAATTCAAGTTTCATTCTTTCAATACGATTACGAGCACGATCAACTGCTGCTTGATCCTCGTTCATTTCAAACCTTAGCATTGTTCTATCTGCAATATCAAAACGGTAGCCAAGACCAACCACATTTTCTACTTTAGCGTCAATAGCAGCATGGTTAGCAAATGATGTGTCATAGAAGTTGGCTAACTCATACATGTTGTATGGAGGAGTAATTACGTCAAATAGTCCATATCCATTTCTGTATACCGTGCCAGGATTAATTGCTTTTGATCCAGCATCTACACCAGATGGTGTTGCATTAGCAGAATCAAGGTATTCATTTGTTGCAAAAGTCATTGCTTTTGTTACATTCCTTGCAGTTTTTCTGCGGAAGTTTTGATCTAGTCCACCAAAATCTTTAAGTTGATCCCAAGACTTATTAAATGGATCTTGTTGTGTAAAAGCGTTTTCTTGTTCTGGTTGGGTATTTAAACCAACTCTTACGTATTCTTCACTCATCATTACCATACTTATCATAGGTTTGTCGTGCTGCTACCCAAGCACCATGATCATTCATGGAAGGAATTAAACCACTTTTCATTCTGTCTAATTGTTCAGAATGTTCTTCCTCGCTAATTCTTGTTAATCCAGGCACAAAAACTGCCTTGCCTTCTCCATCATCACCGTAATGCATTGCAACTTTTTTTAATTCTGAAATTTTAGATATGTCTCCACGCTCTGCTGGAATGTTTAATATGCTTCCATTGCCGTCAGTAAACCAGGCACCGCTAGATTTTTTGTACACATACAGGCCCCAGTTATAATCTTTTTCTATTACTTTGCGCCGTACATTGCCAACTTTTTTAAGAATTTCATTATCCATAACCATCAGTATACCATATTACAGTGCTGAGGCGGTACTTGTTGACCAATTAATATCTTGATGTATCTTCATTTTATCTGAGTCTAGGCTTAAACCCTTGTTGTCGTCAAATATGATTTTGTTTGTTCCAAGATAAGTTTTATATACTTCTGATGGATTTACACCGTATAAGTCTGTTGATCCTATTACTAATACCTTTCTCCATGTAAAATCATTATTAAGGTAGTAGTCCCAATTAAAGTTTGTTACACCGTTCGTCTTAGCCTTTATCCAAGATCTTGTTATTGTTTTTTGAACTTGCTGTAAATTGTTTGCCTGGTAGTAGGAAACATTATTAAATAATACTGGACCATTAATATTTATTGATCCCAAGAATTCGTCAAAATTAAGGGCAGAGGCAAAAGATACACCTAAAACTCCCCACTCTTTAGATGTTAAAACTGGTTCTCTAACCACAGAGCCGTTCCAATAATAAACTATTTCATCAATTACTTGATTATTTAAAAGGCTTTTTGCAAAAACTCTTGCCCTTAAGCCAGTGTCGCTGTCTGCTACTATATAAAATTTTATTGTATCTTCTTTATAAATAATCTCAAATAGTTCTGTAGGAACTGGAGGAAACTCTGTTTCAGAATATCGAAGCCACATTTGAATAGCACTTATTGAATATTCTGAGGATAGGGTTTGATTTATAGGTAAAGAAATTCCACGGCTTTCTAAAGATAGGACTTCTCCACGTACTTGAATTCCAGAATCTTTTGTTAAATATAGGTATGGGGTACTTCCCTTATAAATTGTAAATGGATTTTTAGACTTATAGTCAAAGTAAATTCCTGAACGCTTATATGGAAATAAATCAATACCAAACCTAGTGCCAACAGGATTAAATGAATTATCATTAAACGCCTGAGAGGCAATCTCTAACTTGCTTAATAAAACTGGCTTATTCAATATTCCACGAACATTAAATTCTAAATGATAAACAATTGCCAACTCATTAAAATCTATAGTCTTTGTTGGATAGATAAGTGCATTATTAACAACTTCAAACTTTGTAGTCTCCCAATTTGGATACTCATCAATGTCTATAATTGAATCACGGTAGACTGGCTCAATTGTTGTAAAGTTACTATCAAGTAGATTTGCTCCATCTTGCACATATTGCAAAGTTACATAACTTTTAATTACAGAGTTGGTGGTGTCATAAGTGTATGTTTTGACAGCCCTTTGCTCTACATCTTCATAGTTATTCCAACCAGTCAATAACTGATTATCAAAATCATAGTATGTTCTTTGCACTGGCTGGAAATAACTTTGATATAAATCTCCATAGGTCCATGAAAAAGTTGTTTCTTCTTCCGACAAGATTGTGGGGGATGGAGCACTAAGGTTAAACTGTAAAAAGTCTAAATCATAAAACTGACTGCCAACATCGTTAGTTACGTATTGACCAAAATAAGATAGGGGAAGATAGTCTTGCCAGGATCCAGAAACACCAATATCTAAAAAGTAGGACCCGTAAGACTCTAATGGCAAAAGGGTATAACTTGCTAAATGTTCAACCAAAGCAATTGCATTTTCTTCTTCTGCTACTCCGCTAATTGATAGGTCGTCAAATGTTGCAATACCGTCGCTATTAAAATAATCAGATATTAATAATGAATTTTTTAGTGTTGAAAAACCAACAGAATATACTCTTCCTAAAAATGTTCCAGACAAAGAACCATCTCCACCAACATATAACTTTAAGGAGTTTCTATTTCCAAAAAATGTAGCAAGGTTTCCTCCGTAGGTATCTACTAAAGAACTTATATTAATACCCACGGAAAAAAGTTGATGCTCTTCAATTGCTTCTGAAGTATATACGGTCTCATTTACTCCATTGTAATTTAAAATGTAAGAAACTACGTCTTCGTCTTGCTGGATTATAAAATAGTTGCTATTAATTGAATTATATACTTTAAATAGTGTTTGAGTTGAATCAAGATTATGATTGCTAAACACTCCATAAAAAGTAGCAATCTGAGTATTTAAAATATTAAAACTTGTAAAATTAAAATAACAGGCTTTTGCATTCCAAGAATTATTTGGTCGAAAAGTTATAAAAGTTTCATCATCAATTGGCCCAGAAACGCTATTTTGAATTGACCTATTGTCTTGATATAATTCTGTTAAAGTTTTGTCTGATAGATATATTTCTGGTAAAACATATTCTGGTGTTCTTAATACTTTAGAGGTTGTTGCTAGATTGTCAAAAGATCCTTGCTGCCATTCAGCAAAATCTGGGTAAGAATAGTTGGCGGTATAGTCTGCAAAAGAATAATCAATAAACGCTGCAGTACCTCCATATGCTGAGTTTATACCTTCTGGAGATATTACGCCTTGACCATAGACCCATCTTCTTTTTGCAACATTTATAGGAACTTGATACGAATATATAGCAACACAGTCAACATCTATTGGATTGATATCTAAATAAGAATAAAACCCTAGCCAATCTTGACTTTTGTTTGACTCATCAAGTTCTTCTGGTAAAACTAAATTATCTGTTTCTATAGTTAAAGAAGCAACTTCTTCTCCATTAATAACCAAGGTAGCAGCATTTCTAATTAATCTTATTTGAATTAGCATTGGCCTGAACCATTCACCAACATAGTGAGAAACAAAGTCATTACCAATTACTAAAGTTAAAAATCCATTGTCTGCATATAGGCCGTCATTTGATGCTATTGGGCCAAAGATTTTTTTAGATGTTACGGAGTCGGAATTTATTCTTAACCAAAATTCAACAGTATATTCTTTATGTTGACCTACTTTGTTTAAAAACCCTTTACCTGGAATAATTAAAGAAGGCTCTCCATTTGGATTTGGACTAAGCGTTGTAACATTTGATGCTCCATATACAAGGGGTATGCTAGTATTTTTTGCAAGCAGCCTATTATTTGAAACTATGCAATAGGCATTTTCATCAACATCTTCTCCAGATAGTCCGTATGCTGGGGAAGACACAACCTGTGTTGAGTCTAATGCAATTGATGCTGGCATTGATATTGGTGTAAGGCCAAGAGATGAATGATTAAACTCTTCAGACCATTGACCAACAGTAATTCCATTTATATAATATAGGTAGTCTGAGGAAAATGATCCACCACTGTTAGATTTAATTTTTACAATTGCTCTTAATCCTGTATTTTCGTTAACAATTTCAGATGTTTGAGAAATAAAAATCCATTCACCAGCAGAGGATGCGGGATATGTTTTTAGTTTTTGAACTATAGATGCGGTCGTAGTATCTGTGTATTCAAAACCAATAGAAACGGATTCTACATATTCGCTACCAATGTATATGTGAGTTCCTACACAAAAAGTACCCATACTACTATTTAAATTTGAAAAGTTTATTAAATCTGGACT